AAACTCGGATGAATTTATCCCAAGCCTGCTGGGAGCACGCAGCTAAAGCGCCGCGCAAATAGAAGTCGTCCCCCGTACGCTTAAGGTCCAAGAATTCCCGCATCGCCTGCTCATCGGGCAGGGATAGCCACCACTGCTGTAGGTCACGCAAAATCGTGTTGGTGGGCATTACTCAGCCGCTCCTTGCTGTGCCTTCTGCTCGTTCAGGCGCGTCTGCTGTTCAAAGGACTGCTCCGAGTGGTCGGCCTCACGATCGGCACTCTCTGCCGTGATATCGGCCTGCTGGGCGTCTGCCTGGATCTGGCCGCCAAGCTTGGCGAGTTCGAGCTTCTTCTTCTCGATGTCGAGCAAACCTAGTTCCATGTCTTGCTGATGCTTCTGGGCTTTCTGAGCGCCTTCGACAGTGATGTTGCGGACACGCTCATCGGACTCGCGTTGCTTCAACTTCGCCTCATGGTCAGCAAGAGCGACCTTGATCTGCGCGTCTTGCTGTGCCGTCTGAGCCTTAAGCTGGGCATCGGCCTGCTTGGCCTGCATGTCAGCTTGTGCCTTCTGCTGCTCGATCTGCAATCTGGCCTGATCCGTCTGGACCTGAGCCTGTGCCGCATCAGCCTCCGGATTGGCCTTGGGAGCTGCCGCCATCTGCTTCATGTTGTCGGCAAACTCATCGATCGATGAATCAAGCTCACGACCGGCGCGGAACTGGCTCGCGACATACTTCAGCGTATCAGCCATAAGCGGCGCCACCTGCGGTACAGCCTGCACAGCGGTGATGGCCTGATTGAGGAAGCCGCCCACTGCCGTGACAAACTCGGTAGCGCGCTGCTTCTGCGCGTTCTCGTCCGGCGCAATCGTGCTGTCCGTCTCGATATCAAGCGCGAACGGGCGGATTTTCTGCTCTCGAAGAAGATCCATGACCTGATCGATGGTCACAGTCTCGCCGAGCTTCTGGATTTGCTGCTGAATGCCCTGGATCTGCTCTTGCGCCTGCTGCTGCAATTGCTGCGCTGCCTGTTGGGCTGCTTCCGGGTCTTGCTGCGCCTGCGCTGCCACCTGCGGGTTGCTGGCGGCCTGCTTTACCTTCTTTTCGGTATCGGCAATGATCTTCTTGCCCTGATCCTCCAGGTCTTTTATCTGCTTCTTGATCTCTGCATCGGTCGGCAGGTCCATCTGCGACATATCGAGAAGCGTCTGTTTGTCGAAGTTCTCGGCCATGATCTCGGCGAAGATGCGCGTGATGTCGCGCGCCATGCGAACGAGTTCATTCTGTCTGTCACGAATGCGAACGGAACCATACTGGCTCTTCAGCTCCTGCGCGCCAAGCGTCTCGTTGGCATCGGACTGCCCGCGCATGATGTCCGATAGGCCGGTGATCTGGTAAACGTCGTCGATAAGCTGCCGGCGAAGATCTACAAGGCCAGCAATGGTGTTGGCGATCATCTCCAGCGGTAGCCAGATGATAGGATCACCACCATTGGTGCCGAATGCGGCCCAATTGGACACAGGCACGAGAATGGCCTTGTTGTCTGAGACCTTCATCGCCGCTTCGACAGCGTTGCCGATCTCGCCACCGGACTGATAGAAGCCCTTGAGGCGGACAGCGTCGCTCAGGTCGGCAATACGGGCCGTGAGTTCGTTGATTTCCTCGATCTGGTCCTTGTAATAGACGTAATCAGGGACAGGGACGAGAGAGTCAGGCTGCAGCGTGCCATATGCAGGCTTTGGGCATGGGAAGAAGTTCTCAAGCTTCAGATACGGGTCAGACCGCTCCAAGACGACTTCGACGCCAGGCGTCACCCAGACTACGCAGTCTTCAGACTTAGACCATATTTCCCACACGCCGCACTTCAGGATAGGGTCGCGGTTGCCTTTGTCTTGCTTGTCGCGATCAGCCGCCTCATAAGTTGCTGTCTTGTAAGCTTCGCCGCTGTGCTTCTCGAAGCGAGCCTTCATCTCATCGCGCGTCAGCCATTCACGCTTGGCGCAGATGTCTACCTCTTTCCACTTACGGGCCGGCGAGCACACGAAATCACGGCGATCAAGGTTCTTCGCGCAGACCTTTTCGTTCTTCTTGCCTTTCTTGAGCTTGTCCTCGTAATCAATCCATGCAACGCCACGGCTTAGGCGGATTAGATCATCGCGGATAAGCCGCATTGTAGAATCGATGTCATCCTTCTCGAAGGATACTGACGTGGCGCGCTCGATGAGTTCGGACGCAGTGCGCGTTACGGGCTTTCTGTCCTTGAAGCGAGGAACGACGACAGGCTGCGGAGGACGTGCATAGACAGATGGGCCGAGAACCTGGATGTTGGCCCAGAAGAGCTGAAACTCACGGTCACGGTTGATGTTGGCGAGCATGCTGAGATCAGCATAGCGCTTGTCAATGTTGTCGCTCTTGTCCTGCCAGTCCTCAAGCGCCTTCTCTGCGTCCTCGATAAGGTTGAGCCACGCCTTCGAGCTTTCCTTGTCGATGGACGGATCGAAATCCGCTTGCTCGTAAGCTTCGTTGTCAGCCATCAGGTATCCTTACAGGCGGATGCGTTTGCCAGTTGGCTCTTGAACAGGAGGGGCGCGGAACTTGCCAGGAGGAGGGGCAGGGACATTGACGGGCTCTGGTGCTGGCGGGTGGACACCACAGTTTATGGCGAACTCTCCGAAAGCGTCGGCGCCGTGGTCGTTGCCGTCCTTGGCAGGCCCCATGTAGACGCCAAGATGTTCATTCATCTTGCGGGAATACCGGCGCAGACGTGTCAGCCCGAGCATCACGCGCTTGGTCTGGTGAAACTCGCACATCGGCAATAGCTGCCTAGTGGCGTTGATGCGGTCTTCCGGGTTTACGGCTACGCCGCGGTGAATATGCGAAAGCGGTACGCCAAGCTCATTGACGGTCTGTACGCGCTGTTTCGCACCATTGCCCCACTCTCTCACCCCGATGTCATGCGGGAAGAAGTGGCGCTGATATTTAAACCTTGTTTCCCGGCCGATCTCGATCATCGCCGAAACGCGGTCTTGAAGGTCTTCGGTGTATTCCGGCATGATCGAGGGCAATATCTCGTCAGCGCCCAAGCCATCGCTCTCATAGTAATCGATGATGCGGACGCGGGGCATTGAACCAATATGCCGGATCTGGAAGAACCAGATGGCGGTATAGTCGTCCACGCCCAGATCCCATCCGGTATAGACTTCGCTATCGATGATATGCGGGTAATACCCTACCCTGCCCTCTCGCTCTGCCGCTGCAACCTGCTTGGCGAAATATGCGCCGGCAGTAATACGCTCGTATCCGCCGCCCCATACATGCTCTACTATTTCAGCATCGCTCGTATAATCGGCGTCCTTTTCCTGCACCAGGATCGGCGGGAACCATGGATTGTCGTACCAATTCACAGGAACGACAACTGAGTTTTCCGGTGGGTTCTCTCCTCGGAAGAACTTGTCCACCGCGTCCGTCTCATGCCGAGGGTTCCAAGAGAACCAAAGCTCCGAGCCCTCCTTACGGATTGTCGGGCGCAAGAGGCGAAGCGATATCTCCGAAAGCGTCTGGGCTTCTTCGACCCATGCTATATCGAAATCCTCAAGTGACTTGATGTTGTGAGCGTTGTAGCTCTGCATGCCCTTGAAGACGATCAGCGAGCCGGCAGACGGCGTGCCGCGCCGCCCTCGTATCTCCGTCTCCAGCACATCGAAAGCCCAGCCGAGGCCAAGCTTCTCGATCTTGTCTATGAGAAGCTGCCGAACAGAATCCTTGATTGACGCCTGGACTTCACGGATACAGGCAACACGCGTCTTTCTAGAGAAGCAACGGAGAACGATCTGTTCTGCGAAGAAATGCGACTTGGCCCCACCGCGCCCACCGTATGCCGCCTTGTATCGAGCCGGCGTTAGAAGCGGCAATAAAGCCTCAGGCGCCTCGACTATTAGCTGAGATGCCACGGATTATGATTTCCTGAACGATCGGGTTATCATCTTCGTCGCCGCCAATCACGCCCTGAGGAACCTTGCCATCCAGGCGATCGGCAACTTCCTTGATGGCCACAACATCACCAGCGATGGCTTTTGCAATGAGGGCATCAGCTACATCGCGCAATTTCGTGCCAGCGCCTTTGTCCGACGCCTCTTTGATGGCGATGTTCAGCATGTTTGCGAAGGATTTTTCCTTAGGAGGCCGACCAGCCATTTAAATTCACCTAAGTTGTTGGAAAATAATTCCGGTGTGGTTGGTATCCAGCCAGTGAACACCTGTCATTTCAGGCGGCAGAATTAGAATTATATTCTACCAAAAAGAACGAGTATCAGCACCACGACCAGCACCAGCCCTGCGCCAATAGCCTGGATACGGGCCAATCGTGGGCGAGTAGTGTACTGAGCCGACAGTCAAATTACTCGGGAAGGCCAAGGATCATTTTGCCCTATCGAGCAGCCCTTCCTTCGCAGATCGGCGGGTCGCACCGCCTTCCCGATCAGTTCGTGCATTTTCTGCACATACTCGAATTGGCTCCAACGGCCTCGATTGACGGTCGTATCGTTGGCTTGTAGGCGCGCCCCGCGAGGGGAATTGGCTTTGGAATGACATATGGGATTCGAACCCATGGAATCCGTGGTTATTACGTCTAAGCCGTAACCCGGAGCCTCTAGCTTAGCTCACGTTCAAACCGCTCACGCAACGCCATTCCAAACTCAAGAGACAGTTCTTCTAACGCTGGCCGTGAGCACCAGCAGAGACGCGGCGATATCCGCTACAGAACCGTCTCGCAAATCACTGCACAACCATTAACTAATTCTAAGTTAATCGTCAATGGTTACAATGCCCTACCAACAGGTCATTCGTTGCCTCTTGCAAGGCCGATCGCGTAGCCCATCGCCATGATAACGATCAGTAGGCCAAGAAACCTGTCGAAGTCAGCCGCAAACCAGTTGAGCACATCAACCATCAAGCAACCCTCTCCACAAGCGCAATCGGTATTTCCGCGTTGGCCATGCCGTTAAGCGTTTCGATGACCGCTTTGATAGTATTCCGACCTGTTGCTGCGATGATGGTCGCTCGACGGCCGGCGAAGAGGCGATGCTGCCTGCTGATCGTCACGACGCCGCCTGCCGGGAACTGTTCAGCAGCTACACGGCGCGTTACCTTGCGCAGCCGTTGCTCTTCCTCGTAGGCCCTGAGAGCCTTATGGTACTCGTACAGCTCGCGAAGGCTTGTCTCTGCCATCTGGATCAACTCGACCTGCGCAGTGGGCAATGGAAGTGGTGTGCCCCCTACCCCGATAATCGATGCGACGAAATCGCATTCCCTGACCTTCTTCCAGTTCTGCTCGTCGTCAGCCTTCATGAAGGCATAGCCGGGGATCAAAGGGAAGCGCTTGTCGATCGCCTGCTTTGTGCGATGATGGATCTTCAGCGCGAATTCCATAGGCATGTAGCATTCCATGCCCTCTCGCCTCATTGACCATTCGATATTGGTCATTCGCTCATCGTGCCTGTACGGGCGTCCTGCGCCAGCCTTGAGCCGAAGAGCATACCATTGGGCCGCCTTTGCCATGCTGTTACCTCGTTATTCTGCTGCCGCCGATTTACTGCTATTTGACTTGCGAGGGGTTATAGGCCCTCCAGTATTCGCCCATGTTGACCCAAACTGCATTTGACTTATTGTCGTTGTGCAGACGCCGAACTCATTCGCGAGATCTGTGACCTTCTTCTTGCCGCGCATATTCCGGACATAAATTACATCTGCCTCAGTCAGTTTCGCGTGCCCGTTCCTCTCTCCAGCGGAGATGGTCCCATGATCGCGCGCGTCTTGAACGTTCTCTTTCCTGGTCGCCCACCGCAGATGGCTCCTGGAAACACAGCCCAAATGTCCGTTTCCACATGAATGAGCTGCGTCCATCCGTGGGTCGGGAGATGGCCCGTTCTCTATTTTGCAGACAATTCTCGCGACTCGTTCCTTCTTGCCGTTTAGGTGGATTAGCCCGTAGCCGTCAGAACCGGCTCCAAACGGCCACATCAAGCATTGATTTCCACGATAATTAGCGACGATCAGCTCAAGGAACTGCTTCGAGATCCCCTCGGGGGTTCTAGGGCGTCTGTTCATTTTTCTTGACGCTCGCTAAAATAGTACTGTGGTCCCTATTCCCGAAAATCCTGCCGATAACCACCGACGACAGGTCTTTTCGCTCATCGAAAACGGCGCGAATGCAAGCATGTCTCGGCGCTACAAGTGATCTTGTTCTGCGAATACCGCGGATATCATCCCAGGAAACTCCAGGCCAATCACGCAGAACGTCCTTGACGATTAACTCGACGCTGCGGCGCCGGTCGCCTTCTTCCGGGAAGTCACCCTCAAGCGGGATTTTCAAAAGATCGGCTTGCGCCAATATCCGGGCCCTGGCATCGCTAAGATCAAGCTCAAGCTTCTCGGCTCGCTCTTCTGCTTTGCTAAGCTGCTTGGCGATATCGACATAGGTACGGTTCACCTGTTCCGCCGCCTTGAGTGCGCTCCTCAGATGCTTCACCTGCGTTTCAAGCGCTCTGATTGCTGAGCCGGTGACGGCGTTGATATCAACCGCGGCATCTTTCTCAGACGCCTTTTCGTTTGCATTGCTATAGGTTCCCATAAGCCGCTTGCGGACGCCTGTGTAATGGTGCCCTAAGCGGTCTCCTAAGTCTGGCTGGTGGATTGTCATGGCTTACTCGCCTCGTTACTGGTTACTGGTGCGTCTGAAAAGGGCTCCCAAAGCGTCATCAGATGCTGGAATCGTGGTCGCAGCCACTCCAGCACCTTCGGCTCGTCTGCTCGGCAAACTTCGATCTCGTGCGAGAAGTAGGCGCCTTTACGCTGCATCATGAAGAAGAGCTGCAGCCTGCCGTTCCGATAATACTGGTCGCCACCGAACGCCTCGTCCTCGTCTTCCTTCCAGTCGAATCGGAACAGA